GTCGGAATTGGCATTGGATACCAATTCACCTTAGCTCGAGCGTAGCGCCCGATTACTGGCTCTCGTGCACCGCTAAGATCCACTTCTCTGTCTGGTAACCTCATTTTATTGAGATGCCATAAGAGGTAAGTGGGCCCGCGCATACCCTCCCAATAGTAAACATACCGTAGGAGCTTCGCCAGTGACGCATTGTCACTCGGCTGCTCTGGGGGTTTACCAAACCCTCTCATCTTGGGCGTATAGCCCTTAAATGAAGGTATCCAATCGCCGGTCACTCGCTTCTTCTCAGAAGGAGAGCCTTTGGTTGAATATTGGCGGCTTATCAAGCCTAAGGAGTATGCAGTCGGAACATCAACAAAGATGCCCGATCGGGTGTCACCGTTGAAGGGTACAAGTTGAAGCTTCTCAGCTTTAACCAATTGGAGGAGATAATTCTCCAATTTCCCATCAGGGGTGGCGATACGTGCAAGACCGTTAATGTTATGACAAAGCTCGTCTTTACGAGCAGTATTATCTCTCCAATAAAACGGAGTGATAAGTTTGCCGTCATAATAGTCTTCCCCACAGGACTCCCGAAAGGGACCCTGGCTAAAGGACTTTTCGCGATTAAGCTTAAAGCCGAGAAAGCCGAGCAAACGCTCGAGGGGTTGGGTCAGGTGGCTGTCGATGATAATATCATCACCATAGACAGACCACTTACCAGCACGCAGCGCATGACATGCTGCGGCAAAGACCAATGTCTCTACTGTAAAGGTAGATCCGTTCCCCATAGAGGAGAACTTAGCGTACCTAAAAGTTTCTCCATTATACAGCCCGAGGGCTGCACGACAGGAGGTGAGATAGTCAAACCATTCGTACGGAAAGAGTAACGCTACAGCGTATTGAGCCATAGAATCACTCGCCATGGCGAGGTCGACAGTAGCTAGCGCTCCAGTTATGGAGGCTTCTTTTGCTAGCCATTGGTTCTTAGACTGACTTCGAAGGTTCACACCTCGTTTCAAGAGGTGCTCTTTTGCATGATCATCAAAAGCAAGTTGGAGAGCTAGATTGCCCTCCGCTTCACAAGCGATGGTCCGCCTTTTCCGCCAGTCCTTTGAGACGGTGGTAACACGGTTGTGATCGACGTACTTGACGCGCATCGCCTTAAATCCGTAAAAGCCCGCGAGGGCTCGGATATACGGTTCAGCTTGTCTTGTACATTCAACACGCCTTGACATTTTAAGTCTTGGCGTGCAATCACGGCGTGCAAATGAGGCCGAAGCCCCGCTTGTCACTCTTATCCTCTTGGGCAAGCCCTCGAGGAACGTTGAGAAGGGACCGAGAGTACTTTCAATAAAGCGTTTCATACGCTCTAGTTGCGCCAGCAATTCGGGGTCTAATCGACCTGGATGCTGATCGTAGAAAGCAATTCTCTTATTGGCGATCCTACACCGCTTTTCTGCAGCCCAAAAGGCTTCAGCTGTAGCGGCTTCGAGATCGTTTTCAGACGTGAAGCTGGCGTTCTTCTTGAACATGCCAGCGACCTGTCGTAAACACCTTCTTTCGTGGATCCCATGTTGTACCGGATCCCAGAGTGCCTCACTATCAGCAAGCAACATTAGCTGCCTACCTCTAACCCAACCGAGCAATTTCTTTGCCAAGTCGGGTGATAATGAAGAAGCAATTTCCTCATCTTCAATGTACATTCGACAGACGTCGTACACATTGAGTGGTGACTTCATACGAAATCTCCTTTGGTCGCAATGACTACGGAGTCGGGCTAACTCTCTTCTAGCAACTTAATGCTCTTGAGAACTCGCCTGGATACCGCAGACACCGACACCCCCAGACGGGGGAGTCTTGGATACGGGCAGGTGCCCGCAAAGAACTGTTTGTTGAGCCGCAGTACTTTCTGCCCGACGCTCCGTGAGGAACGTCAAAACAGACTGTAGCTCGTTCAAACCTACGATGGACCCAGCGAATATTACTGCTAGGCCAAGAAGTAGCCTTGGAATCACACCAAGGGTTCAAGCGTATAGATCATATTCTCGAATTCATCTCCGTTGACGATGTCACGGAAAGTGGCGAGAACAAGAGCTATGTCGGTGATAAGCCCAGTTACGGGATATCGAACGACTGCGTCCATAGCGACCTTTTGAGGAAGGAGCACACCATCCGAGTTTTCTGTTGCCT